TCTAGCGTTCCAGAACAAAGTTGAAGGCAAGCTACCATTCTTCTTTAAATAAGCACTCAAAGCATCAACAGTAGCTTTAGGGTCAGCCTTAGTCACATTGATAGTCACATTAGGAGCAGGTTTACCTAAGAAAGCATCCTTGAAGTTTGTTGCACCTGTAGCTCTTGGAATTGCCATAGTGCCTGTAAAAGTGCTACCCACAATGTTAAAAGTTTGACCTGTTTTACCTGCCTGAGCGTTGATACCTGCTTGAGCATTAGTAGAAGCAGCTAAAGTTGCAGCCTGACTTCCAACAGCAATAGCAGTAATTGGGTTGATTGCAGCAACAGGGGGAACAGCCGTAGGCGTAACACTTTTACCTGCAATAATGCTCATCGCAGTAACAAGCGAAGCAATAGCCTTACCACCAGCAGCTAAAGTCATAATGCCTTTTAGAGCGAGCAAAGCAGGCAACGCTTTAACAAGCTCTGTCGCAACATTCCCGAAACCCTTCATAGCATCGCCATCACCAAACAAAGCAAAGAAATCACGAACACCGTTATAAGTTTGCTCAACAGCAGTCTTAATTTGCAAGAAAGTTTTACCAGCCTGAGTATCAGGGTTAGACACATCCTGCAGAAAAGACTTCACATTAGGGACAACATCCTTCATCAAGAAATCAGCAAAATCCTTCATGTAAGGCAAAAGAATCTGCCCCACTTCATCACTAACGCTCTCCATGCTACGGTTGAGCCTGTCAAACACAGACACACCTGCTTCAGCAGTACCACCAACCTGCTTCTCAATGGCCTTCAAAATCAAATCCTGCGCCTCAAGAGTTTTATTAGTTGCAACAAGCTGCTTAATCTTGTCTTTCTCTTTAGCAGTAAAAGTGATACCCGATCGGGTCAAAGCAGTCAAACCCTTTACAGGGTCATTCAAAGCCTTACCAAGCTGAACAGCGTTGCCCTCAATACTGCCAAAACCAGCAGCAGCCAAATCTATGGCAGCAACAGTAGCCCGATCAAAAGCACCACCCGACTTATTTATCGTCTTATTTAGGTTCGCAAAAGTAGCCAACTTAGTCTGGGCAGCCTTAATGATGTCAGCGTCAACAGCGGTCAAATCCTGTAAAGACTCAGCATAGGCATCAACACGCTGTGTAGCCATACCAACGCCCATAGACTGCATAACGCTGGCCAACTTGGAAGAAGCAATCTGAGCCTGCTCAAAACCCTTTACAGCGTTAGTTGCAAAGTTCGCTATCTGACCCAAACCCAAACCAATACCAACTGCGCCTAGAGTTTTATTTAACCCACCAAACCCAGCCTTAGCTTTACGCAAACCAGAGTCGTCAAACTTAGATAAGAGTTTAATAATTACAGACATTAGCCGAGCCTCCTATTAACAAGTTTGGAATACTTCTCCCAAACCAACATTACTTCACGCTCCATACTCGGAGTAGCCCTCTCGCCAGCCTTGTAGAAAAAGTTATACAAACCTGAACTCTTAACCTTGCGAATCAAAGCTGCACCCTGACCATTGTTAGTGTGCCGTCTCGTCCCACCCTTGTATGGATAGTCACGCGTAGTCGCGTAACCCCTACGCCCTGAACCCTTACCAGCAACAGCAACCATCGAAACACCAGGCGAACGCAACCAAATACCAAACAGGCTGGTAACCGAAGCACGTCTAGAACGGCTAGAACTAAACCTCGGAATAACATTGTCGGGGGCAATAACACGATTCTTATACTTACCACCCTCCCAGCTCAAACGGCCAGTCGGGTTGTTGTTGTACTGCCGATCGGGCATAGAAGTCGAAGTGCGAGTAACGCTCATACCAGACATCGGAGCTGTAGCCGGAATAACACTGCGAATCTCACGAATAGGGTTTTTAGTGATGGCTTTCATTTCGCGAATCATCTGCTTACGCAAACCAGGCTCAAGCTCATTCAAGGCCTTTAAAACAGGCTTGGCATCAAAAATCACGTTAGGGTTTTGACCTAGAACGGCAGCCCTCTTGGTGAAATTAGCCACGATCGCTCCTCTGGTGCTGTAACGCATACAACATAGTATTTATCATCCGATCAGTTTCATTCATCAAGACTGATGGGGCTATGCCTGTAGCAACTGCAAGATTCGCAATCATCCAGTGATACGAATCAACACCTAAGCCGTTTAGCCTTTTGGGTCAGCAACCTCAACTTTGGCAACAAGTTCAATCCAACCCTCAAAGTCCTGAGCAGTTTTCTTTAACCTAGTGACACCAAGCCAAGCAAGATAAAGCAAGTGCGTAAACTTCTCCAGCTTGTCAACACCCAAGTCGAAATAGGTTTCCCACTTCACAATGTCACCTGCAGAAGATTGAACATCAATGACAGTTCCATCAGTCAACTCTATGCGTAGGTTAAGTTGATTCATTAGACAGCTGTTCCCCTCGTAATCGCCCCTGTAGTCGGCCAGTTGACTGTGAATACAGAGAGATCACCAATCGTCCCTGAAACAGGAGTCAACTCAGTAACCAAACAGACTGCAGTATAAGCCGGATTAGATGCAGACACAGCTGTCGAAGTAGGCTTGATAACCACTGTTGCGTTAGTGCCTAGAAGTGGCCAAAGAGTAGGGTCAACAGTAGTAGTTGCATAATCCTGATTGAAAGCCAAAGTCAGTGAACCTTCACGCAAACCTGCAACACGTGTCACCCAAGGTGAACCAAAGGCAGTGGTGGTCACATCGGTAGCTGTAGCAGTCAACTCAACCTGAGTCAGGTATGAAGCTAAAGCAGTGCTTCCGTTGATGGTAACGCTGAAATCTGTTGCAACAAAAATCGCCATTTATTATCCTTTATCTAGCAAAAACTTGAACCGAAAACTCGGCACTTAAATAGTCTATACCGTTGATACTGACTGCTCCATAGGTTGAAAGTTCGGGAACGAAAACCTCAAACGCGTTACCACCTAAACTCCGATCGGATTCTAAAGCAAACTTGATTGAACCCTCACTAGGGGCAACAAAAACATCCAAAGCACGCTGAGCTGTGCGCTCGCTAACCCTGCCCACAACAACAGTGACCTGAAACGTATACTCAGCCATAGAACGCTGATTCTGCTGATTGTAGTTCACCTTAGTCAGCCCGATCATGGCCATCGGTGGGTTCACCAAATCAGGCAGAGTATCAACAACACGCAAACCCTTGATAGTTCCAAGGTTCTTAGCAAGCCCTGCACGAAGCAAACTAATAGACATCAAGCACCTGTTCTAAGCAGACGGAATGGGTTACAAAGCTGTGCAACATCGCCATCAATGTTCGCCCCGACACGCATGATACCTATGTCAGAAACACCGGCAACACCAAGGGGAGATTCAAGGCGCTTGAACAAACGCGAAGCCTGAATGATAGAAGCAAACTTGATTGGCTCTGGTACGCTCGCCCAGCCAAATTGCCCAGTCACCTTCACCAACGCCATGTCAGCCCAAACAGGGAATAAATAGTTGTCGGTGGCAGTTATACCTGTTATCGGGTAGTAGCCTCCATTGGCCGTCCTGTTGGCCGGCAACACCTGATAATCGCCCGACTCCCAGGTGACATCAAAGATAAGCGGATCCGTGCTGGATGTCTTTATTTCAGTAATTGACTGCGCATCATCAATCCAACAAATAAACCCATCGTTAGCCTGGTAATAGCGCACCTCGCCAGCAGCTGTGGAATAAAAGTAACGGTTACAGTATTGGTCAATCAGCCTGCAGGCAGAGTTAATGCTGTTCTCAATCAAAGCATCATCGATAGTGTCCTGAATTCTCAACGCCTGCTTGACATCTGCCAAAGTGCAATATCCATTAGTAATAGCCAAAGTAAACTCCTAAAGTCTCTATAAGTTTACCTTCTAAAAACTATTGAGCAGAGAGCTTCGCAATCAACGGTTGCCAAGACTCCTTGTAAACCTTGTCAGCATCATACGCCTTCGCCCATTGAACAGTGGCAGGGAACTCGCCTCGGCCACGCTGATACGCCTGCTCCAAAGCATCCACAATGCCAGACACCAAAGGAATGTTAAACCAAGTGTGCTGACCTGCATCCCAAAACGGTTGCCCATTCACTAGGAACGAATCAGGCGAAGCAAGCTCAGCCGAAGCTGCAAAGTTAGAAGTAATAATGGGTACACCACAGGCTTGAGCCTCTACCTGTGGAATGCCAAAGCCTTCACCATAGTTGCAAAATAAGCCAACATCCCAACCAGAGTAAATGCCAGCCAAAGTCTCCTGGCTGATGCCGTAAGTGTAAGCTATCGGATCGACCATCATCACCTTTTCAGGGGGAACACCACAAGCTGCAAGAATGTTCGGCAACACAAACCCAGACTGCTTCCCATACGGTTCAGTATGCAAATACAACACAACATCATCATGCTTCTTTGCGAATATTGCGAATGCCAACAAGTTCTCAGCTACAGCCTTACGGTGAACAAAACCTCCAGCCTTGTTAGCAAAATTCATGCCAACAACGAAGCGATCAACACCACCAACGAACTCACGGCCAGACTGACCCTCAGGCAAAAACTCGGTTGGCTTAAACAAGTTCGTGTCAACAGCGTGGGGGATGTACTCAGACTCCAAACCTGCATTCTCAATCATGGCTTTGCCAAACTTGCTCATAGCAATAGGGGTAACATTAGGCTTTCGCAACCAAGCCAAAACCTTCTCAGGTGCAGGCTGGTGATCTACCGGAGTCCACGAAGCAATCGGAATAGAATCCAAGGCAGGGTTGTCAAGCACCCAAACATCATAAAGAGTAATCAAGAACGCAGGCAGGTCAGGGTTCTCTGCCTTCCAGTGCGCGTGATTCAAAGGCAAAACATCAGTGCTGTATTGGTTCATGCCTCGCGAATAATGTGGAATCAAACCCGATCCAGTTTCAATCAAGCTGTTCACACCTTCACCACCATAGTTAGACATCATCGCAACCTGATGCCCATCCTTCACAAGCCTAGAAATAACCTGCTTGGACTGCGTGCCGTAACCTGTCGGCTGATTGAGAGAATTTGAATACCATGAGATACAAGATTTAGTCATGCCCTAAGCATAATAGAAAACACCCCCCAAAACAGCCCTACGCAGCCGAATTGGGGGGTGAAATCTATGAGTCAGCTATTACGCTGTACCACCCTTGAACACCTTGATGTTCGCAGTCTGCACTAGGGCAGAATCGAGTCTCCAGGTAGCACGCCATGTAGCAAGATCGTTACCAAAGGCGAAATCGTCCGAACGATCCACTTGAAGCCCTCCAGCGTTTCTCA